AGAGCCGAGTCCCAAACTTTAAACATCTGCGAAGACCAAAGACGTTGTTGGTAAATATACCCTCGACCCCCAGGCCCGTAAGGTATGTTATCTTGCCAATCGCGTGCTGCGAATGTCAGTGTATTTGTCTGGAACGGTGTTCCATCAATATCCAACACACAAGTAATTGTAGCGGTGCCAGAACTTTCAGGTTCAATATCCAACGAGAATGCTCGTGCCATATCAATTCGCGATGCACCACCAATCTTCGTATAGTTGATTGTCCACTCTAACTTGCCGAATGGAGTAGGTCTACTCTCCACCTGTGTTTTATAGTGTTTGAAATTAGTCGTAGATCGGTATTCGCCAAATAATCTAGAAGCTGTAGTGATAATGCTAGAATCAGTTCCACTTAAATCTAACGCCTCCGAATAAGTCCGCCGACGAGACCCTGTAAATTCAGCAGTATGGACCACAGTACCGTCAGCATAAAGCGTCCCAGTAACCGTGCCGCCAAGACAATTGAGTTCAGGAACCCATGTACGTAGGTAATTCCCACTTGGAAAGCTTTCTGGATACCATACATAATTTGTCACCCTGTCAGGTTCTGGGGTTTTGTCCCACCAAGATTCATAATGTTTGAATGGGCCTCCTGTGATAGATACCAACGCCGTTCGTCCGAAATTCCATTGTGTGTCCTCGCCAAGAGTTGTTCCGGTACCCAAACCATGGGCGAACACATACGACTGTTTAGTAGTTCCTGTACAGGTGAAGGTATCCACGACGGTGTTGTCAATTCGTACAACATGTGTTGATGTACCTCCTGGATTAATACAAACATTATACCGTTCCCACAAATGCTCGTCTTCACACTTCACAGTGACTTCATGCTCAGTCATCTTAGGTGGTTCTGGCCGAGCATCGTATCGAGCATCCCAAAGCTTAAACTCTACACCTGAATATGTAGTGTAAGCAATCTCACCTCTCGGAGCATAACCGTTTGTGAGAGGGAAGGATTTTTCAAAAATAATCCGCCCATTTGTTGGCCCAGTAATCGTCGCTGTCATAATTGCTGTGTTGTCAATAAACACAACACCTGTGACATTCCCCGTACCCGTAACTTCAATGTCACTGTAGTGAACATCCCAAATCTTATCGTCAGGCGTTCCGCCATCCCAGTGATTTGTACGGAAGTAATTTCGCCTTTTTGGTTCTGGCAGCAAATCCCACTCAAGATGGTACACAGTCGCATTCTCAGTTTGGGTTTGTGTACCATGCAGGTCGAAATAAACAGAGTTTGAGAACCGTCCATTCAACGCTAAATGTGCCCAGTCTCGATTCGATTGTGTGATAGTTCCGGCTGTGTCTGTTGTTGTACCATCATAAACTGCTGTTACGCGAATGTTGGAGGCATCTTCAGCTTCAACAAAAACCCCCTCTGCAACAGAGTCGTTGGACACAGACCAAATACGCGATCCAACATCCCACACAATCAAGTCTTCGTTATTATCATCATCATGATCTGTGAGACCTTGCTCCAGCCGCATCAATCTCCCACCGACCGAACCGACAAGAAGAATATTCGAATCTCTATCCGCCAGCATCGAACGAATGTTGAATGAGTTCGAATAATCATACAACCAAACTCGTTGTGCAAGCATATCGAGAATCGCAACTCGATTCGGGCGATTTGTTGCAGCGCTTGTTGCGCTATCTGGATAGGCAAACCAAATCTTATTATTATGATACGCCGCTACACATTGAGGTAGAGCACTTTGGTCAATACCATTTCCGACCCGCCCTTTGAGCCTTGCAGGATCGTACTGACCGTTTCCCGCGAACAAATCTCCAAGTCGCTCCATCGCCCATGTGATGGGTTCGTCTCGCTGTGCGCCGGGTTGATAAAGGAAAAGTCCTTCTTCACGTACAAGAAGTATACCAAACGGTGTAGAGATAGTTGCTCGTGGTGCTACACTTCCACCCTTCGCCCCGGTCTTTTGAATAACATAATCTGCAATCTCACCTTCAAATAAATTACCAAACATCGAGTACACACTATCTCGGTTGACGATAACCAACGAGTTTCCGGCAGGTAAAATCTTCTGAACCCTATCCCATCTGTGCGAAACCTCAGCAACGGAGGTTATGGGAAACGCCCCTGGATTTCCTGGCAACGTCCAAGCAATTTGATTATCAAACCCCACAAACAGTCTATCTCTAAACGGCGGTGATATCGTTCGGATGTAGTGAGGTACCTCAGTACGAAGGTTACGCGGCATCACCTTACCTTCAAGCAACACTTGAACATCCGGCCTTGTATCGGTGATTGTTGTAGTTGCTAAGGCATACGTACCAACCGCATACGCATCAGCCAGAAATCCACCGTTTCGATAAACCACCCTATGCGACATGCTGTCAGTAGATGTGGATGTATTTGTACTCACCACAACAATCGCACTGTGTTGAGCCTTCAATCTTGCTGACGCTGGACTTGGACCAGACTCTTCTTCGATAAAAGTGTTCCCACTAGAGTCAGTCCCGACACGCGCAAAGGTCTCCCAATACACATAACCCAACGCCCCATCATGCAGACCATAATCTTCCGACCCGCGAATTTCCCAACTTGTTACTTTAGCCGTCGTTGGACCGGAACACTCGATAATTATACGTGTAGCGCCAATTACCGAAAACCCTGTTCCTGGGTCTTTACCAACAAGTTCAAACTCCGTAACAGGAATTGTCCACACATTGAATGTGTTTTTCGCTCTACCCATTCTTTGACGGTTTGGACGAGTCTTTTGCTTCGCCACAGCCTTAGCTTCATTAACTTGCTCAACCGCAGCGGCGATGTTATCTGACGAACCTGCTTCAAACGCAGCTTCAATCTGCTTCTCTGGATCAGGACTTCCAGGTTGTAGGTTGAGATAATTCTCAATATCCGCGTCGTTCTGGGTCAAATCAAGTTCAGCGTGGTAGTAGTTTGTAAATGCTGTAGCATCATCCGCAGCGGTAGCTGTGCCGATTGAATAGTCGAGACTAATCCTTTGAACATTCCGTGGTTTGTCGAAGTTTAAAGAAACTGCGGTAACGCCAAAATCTCCAACAATATGCGTATCCGTTCCAATAACATTCTCATTCAAATTTGTTTGTGAAGGTATTTGGCGCAGTTCAATCTGCAACGTATCACTATCCGTTGTTGCGGTGATTGTATCAGTAGACGTAGCGTTGAGTGTTTGACCCTCGAAAATTGTGTATGTTGAAATTACATTAATAGAAGAAATTGTCTCAGTCGAAAGTGACAATGCTCCAGCAGGAGCAACCTTCACCCAACTTTCAACATTTGTTCCATCATCCCTAACCCCAACCGTTCCACTCGCTGCAAACACATCTTCTCGGTAGGATTGAAACGCGGACATATCATACTGATCCGTCACCCCACCTGTACCGATTGTTGTGGGAGCATTTGTCAACCCACCAGCAACACGTTTTATGTTCCCGTCAGAATCACCAAAATACAATGGTGCAACGCCATAAGCTGACGCATTGTGATGGCGAAACAACTCAGTAATTTGTGCTGTACCAGTGCCAAGAATGTTAACTTGAATCGACCCACGCCTACATGTCGCTGCTCCTCGTGCTTGGGTATAGTCGATATTTGTCGAAAGCCTAACCTCATCTTCAGGCAGGTTCTCTGCACTTGCGCTGTAGTTCGCTCCACTAAACACTTGACTTTGACGCTGTGCAATATAATCAGGCATATTTTATCGTCCCGAAACCATCCTACCAGCCCCAATATAACCCATATGCGCCCGCTGTGTAGCAGATGAAGCTGGTACAGGGCGAAGAAACTTGTGAGGTTGGTTTTTGCGCCAATTGCGTTTTGCTTTCATCATATAATTCACCGACTCCGCGTGCCATATCTCAAACAAATCTGGCCGGGTCATCTGTGCAACCAACGCTGCTGCGCGAAACACAATCGCCTTCTTAATCATCTTCTCCGCTGTTATATCTTCTGCTGCACCGGATATTTCAGTTGGCGGATACCTCACACCCCAAATTTCAAACTCGTACGTTGCATCCGGCTTTGGATGCATTTGCAATGTGTTGTAGTCAAACACAACAAACCATTTCGGCTGTGCTACACCCTCCGCTCGCCACTTGCGATTATCTTGTTCTAGCTTTGCGTGTGTTGTGACATACCATTCAATTTTGGTGTCTGTCGTCACGGTGACAATTCGTTGTGGCACCATGATTGTTGCGGGTATTGACAGGAACTCCTGACTCGCAGTCACCGTAGCTGTAGTGACGATTATATCTTGTCGAGTCTCAGCCCACACTTCCATCTGTGCTTGATTCGCACAATCATATACATGCTGGTCAGTCCAGAACACACCTGCACTGTCGTCTAGAAGTGTTTGGATTTCTGCAACAATCGCCATATTAACTCGTAACCTCAGTCATGAACAACTCAGCTTCAGCGCGTCGTCGTTCCTCCAAACCTCTCAGCCTCTTTCCACCTGCATAAATCCACTTCCCAAATTCTGCCGAAACATCATCATACCTACTCGAATTCAACTTTCGCAGAAGTGTCGAAAGCTCGAAATTACCAACACCAAGGTTATATGTAAAACTAACCAACGCATCGAACTGGTTTTGAGTCAACGGAACCCTCACCAACTCTTTCACTCCCAATTCAGCATGAAGAACATCTTCTTTCAAATACTCAGTTGCACGTTCTTCAGAAATCGGCCTCATATCCATAGTCACACCAAATGTATGACCATAGCCAATTGTAGGTATACCAACAGGGTCTAGGTAAGGTTTGGACGAGAAACCCTCAAAACGCTTAATTAACTCTAAACCCTGTTGGCTGGTTTTCAATCTACAGTTCCTCGTTCATCTTCTGGTACTTCAACGGAACAAACGGGCTAAGCTGTGATTGCTTATTACCGTTCTTAATCTCTCTCACTTGCCACGAAGCGATTGTTAGATGTGTAAACCCAACCACCGCTGATGCGTTTGGTGTGAAGTCAATTGCTGTATTTGGGAACCTCGCCAATACTTCATACCGATGCTTATAAAAAACAGGTCGATTAAATCCCCATGCTTCGAGTGTTGCCAACGCATTTTCAATTTGCTGAGGTGGAAAGTCAGGCATTGTAATACCTTTGAAGTACTTCTTTTGCTGATCGTATTTCGACGCCAACACGCGATCTTCAGACTTTGCCCCTGTCGGGCGCTCACCAAATAGAATTTCAAACTCAGCTTCAAGCTGAGGTTCAAGTTCATTCAAACCATCAAACTTCCCAGGTGCAGAATCCACAAACCAATTACTGGACATATCTTCTTTTTTCTCCTTTTTATTACTGAACGAATAGATTGACAAAGCTGTCGATAATATCCGCAATATTATTCTGAATATCAGCAGGAAGTTCATAACCGTACAGCACAAGTATAGAAGCCACTGCTGCAACTAGTGCAACAATAGCCCGTTTTCTGAGCTTCCTTTCTACAAACTTTTTGGGGCTTTTGAAAAACCGCCCAACCGCTTTAAACATAATCGCTATTAACCCCCTTAGGAAGGTTGTACATTTCAACCTCGTAATTAGTTTTTCCTGGTATAGTACTCCACGAACGTTTTGGAAAGTACCGCTGTTTCAACACTCCCAGTCTTTGCATTTGTTGTTGGAACAATGCTCGGTAGCGACGAAATTTCTCACTGTTAAACAATGCGCCGCGTCGTTGAAATACTTTCATTGCACCATAAGTCGTTGCCGTGTACTTAGTCCACGCAGGCAGCATGTGTGTCGAAGTTGTCGCAGCGAAGGTCAAAACCTTTGGATATTCAAAAACAAGTGTGTACTCTGCTGTACCTGTGGAGACAGGGGGCCAAAATGCAATCTCTCGATCATTCTCAAGGTAGTAAACAACCGGCTCAGTTGTTGTACCTGCCTCTCGCCACTGCCGACCAACTTCGAGTTCAAGCTGCTCTTTCGACTTTTCTAGCATCCGTCGATCTTCCCAGTAAATTGCATCCAACCGTTTAATGTCTGTCGCAACATCGGTCAAAGTCAACGTTGTTAAAGATGTATTTGTAAAAGTCGCTGTTCCCCAAACAAGTTCGAGTTCATCCTGTACATCATCTTGCCAGTCTTCAACATATTGTTGAAGTTCAGCGTCAGAGATAAACAGCGAGTTCGGGTCGAGTATTTCTCGACGGATGTTTGCTGCAATCTGTGCTTGTGTAAGTCTATCGCTAAGTGCCATTAAAACCTCTTGCGAAGTGCTTCTATCAAAGGAGTTTCGACACTCATATAAGTTCCGTCTGGTCGGAGTTTATCTATTCTAAGTGTATCGTCAACGGAAAATCCTTTTTCAGTAAACGACCTAAGCATAGTTTGCAAACCTCTATCTAACGTTTTCTTGGCTGCAATGGGCTTCCCCGCCGCGTCAACCGCAAACTCTAAACCAGACTCGGAACCTCTAACCCCGCCTTTACGTAAAAATTCATCCAAACCTTCGTTAAACTTCTCCTTAACAAATTTTGTGTGTGTCCCGGATCGATTACCTAGAGGGTCAGTATCAAATATTCTTCCCTCTCTACCTACAAACAATTCTATGAATTTATTACCACTCTTACCAATCCTAGCCATAGCCCCAACCGGCGAGATCAAATCCGCTGCGTTAGGGGCCTCGCCCATTCCGAAGAACCTCAGCAAATCTGCTGCAAATCCAGGACCTACAAGGTCTTCTGGTTGTGGGTTACGAATATCTGCTCGTGCTCGTTGTGGCATTACCGTCTCAAAAAGTCTTCCAAACCACGCTCAACTTTGGAAGGTTTCATCTGCAAAATAGTCTTTTGTTGCGCTGTGCTCTCGCCCATCTTAATCAAATCATCAATCAAGTCCTCAGTCGAAGATTGTTTCATCTTCCGCATAAGTTCTCGTGCTTGGCCGGGTTGGTTTGCACCGCGCTCTACAACACCTCCCGCAGAACGATTCAAACCTCTAACTGCTGCCAACCCTCCACCGAGTGCAGTTGGTGCAGCCGTAGCAAGCTTCAACATCGTGTCAGCTAGCTCAGGATTTTCCTCACGAAACTGTTGAAACTCTTCATCGCCTTCAATAAACTCGCCAAGTTTGTTGCCAGCAAATCGGCCACCTTCAGAGATGAAAGGCGCAGCAAGAAGTTGAAATGCTGACTGTCCGAGCGCACCCATAGGTATAGGTATTGCGCCTGATTTTAATTGCGTTTCAGGCTCCATACCAAGAGCACCTTGCAAGCCACCGCGCTCTAAGAAATTAACTATCGAGTCTGCAAATCCAGGCATTAGACATAATTCTCCATATGTCTAATTGTACCATTTTACAGTAGTTTAAAGTGCTTGGTTGATTGTCTCAATAACCTGTTCAGGCGGGACTGATACACAGCAAACAGGTTCAAAACCTATAGATCGGTTGTTTTGTTTTATCTCAGCTAATGGACAAGAATCTTTGTCGTAGTGCATTTGATGGCAAGGAAAACATGGTACTACATCTTTAGGTGGGAGGATGTTAATTGTATTAGTCCAGTATTTAGTCAAATTCTCTTCAGACGAATGGCTAAGAAATACAATCTTTTTTGTATCAAATGCAGCAGCCGCATTCATCATCCCAGTTTCAGGACCAATAACAACATCCACTTTCGATGTCAAACACATTATATCTCGTGGAGGGAATTTATCAATAAGATCTATAACCCTACCTGAAGGATGATCAAACCATAAATCTTTAGCATCCTTACCACCAGAAATAAGAACAACCAAATTTGGATGCTGCCGCAAAAGTTCATTAACTACAATCGGGGCGAGTGGATATTTCTTGTGAAAAGAGCTACCTTTAAGTAACCAGAGAACAAGTCTATTTCCCCCGGAGCCGCGTAAATCAGCAACGAACTTGTCCGTCCGTTTTTCTTCTTTATCTGTAAAACACAGTGTTGGTCGCGTTCCAGTTTCTTCAGGATATCCACCAAGCGCCATAGTTCTGTCGTAGTAGTTAACGTTACAAACTTTGTGTCGCCATTCTTTGGGTGTATAGTAATCTCGAAATCCTTGGACCTTGAGAAGACTCCCCTCAACCGATTCAGAAAGGTTGATATACCTATCATACTCACCTGCCCATTCTTCCCAATAGTCTTTTAGATCAGGATTGAAAATTGCGTCACGCTCTTGGCCAACAATATTATCGACAAACGGGCTACCGCGCAATACAATACCAGTGTCAGTATGGCTATTAATAGTAACGTGGTAACCATCCTCGTGAAGTCGCTTTGCGAGAGGTGAGATGACCACTTGGTCGCCAAGTGCTCCATAACGTACAATACAAGCACGCTTGCAGCGACCAGAATCACAGTCTCCACGAGTATTTGGTCCAAGTTGTACCCCTTTCTTACCGGCGAACTTCCTCAGCGCAATAAAATGAAAGTCGTCTCGGTGTTGGCTGTCTTTCTTCAACCACGAATAACCAGAGAGGTATTTGAAATAATTTACATCCTTGGGTACTGCTAGAATTAAATGTCCTTGAGGTTTGAGCTTCTTTACAGACTGACGGATTAAAGCTTCGGGGTTTGGGTGGGCTTTGAATTGTGGACCGATAAAGGCCCAATCATAGAACTTGTCTTCAAGTCCATTAAAATCAATTGAACAAACGTCAACATCATCCCCAGTCCGGGGGTCTACACCAATTGAATAAACCCCTGGTTTACACGCTCGACGAGGAAAGATTTTTCCATCCGCCGAGCCGTAGTGGATACCTCGTCCTGTGAGATATCCAACAGACCTAAATTGTATCCACTTGGGGATTTGCTTAGTTAATGACTTCATCTTCGAAGAATTCGTCTGTAGGTTTAATGCGAGGCTTTGCTAGAGTAATCCAAAACCGTCCACCCTTCTCCATTCTTCGATTTTGTAGCTGCCGTACTTATATGTTTATCTAAAAATCCCCCCATTTTGTAAAAACACTTTTGCATACTATCAAATTCAGGAGATTTATCTAATTGAGTCAAAGCAACACAATAACTTCCCTT